AATTCTACTTTTGGTTATGTTGATGGGTGGAACCCAATAACAAATCAATTAAGAGCAGTATCAAAAGAAAATTTTATTCCAGGAGAGATTGTTGAAGGATTAACTTCAAAAACTCAAGGAATAGCAAGTTTAGTGGATACAACAGATTCATTTTTTAATTTAGACTCTTCATCATTAGTTAATAATGGATGGCAAACGAGTGCTGGATTCTTAAATCTCAACTCCGAAAGAATTCAGGATAGTGATTTCTATCAAAATTTCTCATATTCAATTAAATCTTCAGTAAGTTATGATTCTTGGAAAGATGCGGTTAGTACTTTAAATCATACAACTGGATTTAAAAAGTTTTCGGAATATCAATTAGAAACAAAAAATTCTAATTCTATGTCCATAGGAATTTCTACAGAAAAAACTTATGTAGATGTTGTTGTAGATATAGTTGGATCTGCGGATTTGAATTGTGTAACAGATTTTGATTTAGTAAAAGAAAATTCTCTTTCAATTTCCGAAAGATATTTTTCTGATGAAATCACATTTTCCAGTAGAATTCTAACTGATTATTTTGAATCTATTGGTAATAGAGTTTTATCAATTGATGATATAAGTTCACAATTTAGCAGCAATCCAAGATTTACAAGATTTTCTGAAGTTCATAGATTTTCACTTTTTAATGCAAGAGCACAAAAATATGTTACTTTTGTAAGTGATAGAAGATTTACTGGACAAAGACAATTAATGTTAGTTTCTTTGCTACATTCTAAAGGAGTTGGGTATCTTAATCAATATGCAAGATTAGAATCTTCATATGATTTGGGGTCTTTCGACTTTTTTATTGAAGGAACTGAAGGAGTTCTAACCTTTAATCCAGTAAAATATTCGATTAATAATTATAATATTACTACATTATCATACAATCTAAAAGATTCAATGCTAGGAATTGGTACATCTAGTTTTGGAGATTTTGTAATAATAAAAACTAGTAGTGAATTTGTATCTTCTGGATCAACAAGCATTGTTGGAATTGGAACAACATATAATTCTGCAAAAGTTTTAGTTGAAATTGCAGGTTCTAATGGACAATATGAATTTGATGAACTTAATATCGTACACGATGGAATTAACGTTGAATTATTGCAATATGGCCAAATTACAAATGATTCATTAAACCCATATTCTAGTTCTGGATTGGGAACTTATCATCCCTATATTTCGGGATCAGAATTAAAAATTGATTTTTATCCAAATACAGGAATTGCAGTAACGATTAATACTTTCCAAACATTATTGGGAGGAACTTTTTTCGGAATTGATGCATATGATATGAAACACGCCGAACTTCAAGGTATTTCAACTTCAATATTATCATCTATATCCCCAACTGAAACTCCTATAATTGAATATCTAAAAGATTACGATTGTTCATATTGTTTAATTCAAGTTGCTGATACTACAAATAATAGGTATCAATTATCTGAAATTGTTCTTTTGGACGATCAAACTGATGAAAACCCAGGTGAAACGTATATTCTTGAATTTGGAAACATTGAAACCAATTCTGGATTGGGAACTTTTGGATTCAGAAAAAATGGTTTAGTAACAGAACTTACTTTCACTCCATTACCAAATATTGATACTAGAATTGTTGGATTTTCTAACGCATTAAGACATCAAGATGATGAAAAAGATATATTATCACTTAATAATGGAAGTATAGAAACAAATTATGGAACCTATTTTGGAACCGAGAGTGATATTAAACGTGATTTCCCTTTGAACCACAAAGGAAATCAAATTTTCAAAAGAGATTTTGACGGAAGTAGTCCGCTTATTGTAAACACTTCTTTGGATACTATCACTATTCCCAATCACTTTTTTGTTACTGGAGAAAAAATTACTTATACAAATCCAGGTGCAGGAACAACTCAATCTATAGGTATAGGTACAACTGATTTTGGTGTTGGAATAGGAATTACTAATAAATTACCATCAACAGTTTATATTGTGAAGGTTAATGAAAATACAATTAAATTGGCAAAAAGTGCAGAAGATGCTTTAAAATTCATACCAAAAATTTTAGATTTAACGTCTGTTGGAATAGGAACTACTCATACATTTACTGCAAATAATCAAAATGCTAAAGCGATAATTGCAATTGATAATATTATACAATCACCAATTACATCAACAGCCCAAACAACAATATTATCAAAAAATGTATTTACTACGGACGATTTGATATATGTTGCAGGAATAACTTCATTTTTTGGTGGAGACTTGATTAAGATTGGTAATGAAATTATGAAAATTGAATCTGTTGGAGTGGCGAATACAAATATTTTTAGAGTTAGAAGACCTTGGATGGGAACGACTATTGCAGGATATTCAACGGGAACACTTGTTACAAAAGTTGTAGGAAATTATAATATTATAGATAATACGCTAAATTTTTCAGAAGCTCCTTATGGAAATGTTCCCCTTTCAAATTCTACAGAAAGCCCAGATGAAAGGGATTGGGTAGGGATAACAACTAGTTCCAAATTTCAAGGGAGAACATTCCTAAAATCTGGAATATCTGATAGTGCAAATGAGACATATTACAGAAATTATATATTTGATGATATTTCGGAACAGTTTAATGGAAAAACTAAATCATTTACTTTAAAATCAAATGGATCAAATACTTCTGACATTTCATCTGAAAATTCCATCATTTTAATTAATGACATTTTTCAAGGTCCAGGATTAACAAATAATTATTATCTTACAGAATCTATTGGGATAACGTCTATTACCTTCGTTGGTGGTGCAACGTCAATTGCATATGATGTTAATACTGCATCTATACCCGCTGGTGGTATAATTATTTCGGTTGGTTCTACTGAAGGTTTTGGATATCAACCTTTAGTATCTGCTGGTGGGACTGCGATTGTTTCTGGTTTGGGCACGATTTCATCTGTCAGCATTGGTAATAGTGGTTCTGGGTATAGATCTGGTCTTCAGACAGTAAGAGTTGGTGTTGCAACATCAAGTACAGATACACTCTCAATACAATTCATTGGAACTGCAATTGTAAATAATGGGCACATTGTTGGAGTTTCAATTACAAATCCAGGAACAGGATATACTTCTTCAAACCCACCATATGTAATAATCGATGATCCACTTTCTTATTCGGATCTGCCACTAATCTATAGTGCCGATTCTTTATCTGGATTGGGAAGTCAGGCAACTATTGATGTGGTAGTTGGACAAGGGTCAAGTGTGATAGATTTTGAAATTAAAAATCTTGGATATGGATATGGTCAGGGAGAAATACTTACAGTTTCTGTTGGTGGAACTGTTGGCATTCCTACAGATCCAACAAAAACTTTCAAAGAATTTCAAATTTCTATTCAAAAAACTATTACTGATAAGTTTACTGGATGGTCAATCGGAGAACTTCAGGTTTTAGATACTCCTGAAAATTTATTTGATGGTTCTAGAACTATTTTCCCACTATTAGTTGCAGGATCATTGATTTCATTAAGATCTGCAATAGGATCAAACATTAATATTCAAGATAATCTTTTGGTATTTTTAAATGATGTATTACAAGTTCCTGGAATTGGGTTTGAATTTGCCGGTGGCAGTGTAATTACATTTACAGAACCTCCAAGAATTGGTGATACTTGTAAGATTATTTTTTATAAAGGAACTGGATCAGTAGATGTCATCGAAAGAAATATTTTAGAAACTATTAAATCTGGCGATGAATTGACGATTGGTTATGATGCAATTTTAGGCCAAACCGAATTGTTACAAGAAACAGAAAGAACTGTCGATTTTCTAAAATCAGTAGATTTAGTTAAAACCTTACCTTACTATGGCCCAGGTTTATCAAATGATTCAAGATTAGTTAGACCAGTTACTTGGTGTAGACAAACTGAAGATAAAATTATCAACGAGAAGGAAGTAGGAAAAGATAGGGAATTATATGAACCAATTATTAATCCTTTTGCATATATTATTAAATCTGTTGGCATTGGTTCAACAACAATTTATGTTGATAATTTGAAACCATTCTTTGACTCTCAAAATGAAAATGATGTTTCTTTAACTTTTCAAAAGAGTATAAAACTAATATCACAGGATCCTAAATCGGGTGCAATTGGAACTGCTATTGTTTCTGGAATGGGTACAATTTTATCTGTTGCTATTTCTGATGGTGGTGTTGGATATACAACTGCTACAGTTAGTTTCGGATCAACTATTGGAGTTAATACTTCAACTCAGGCATTTGGTTCTGCAATTATTAGTGCTGCTGGGACTGTGGCAGGAATCTCAATTACAAATCCAGGATCTGGATATACAAGTACAAATCCACCATCTGTCCTTATATCATCACCAACACCAATTATTGAAACTAATCAGGTTTCTTCATACTCCGGAGATTCTGGAATTATAGTTGGATTTGGAACAACGACACAAGATTCAATCGATAAATTTATTTTTGATTTGTATATTCCCGAAGATTCTTTCCTCAGAAATCAATCTTTAGTAGGAACTGCAATTACTATAAGTTCACTTAATGTTAATGATTATTTTGTAGTTTACGATTCAAATGTTGGATTAGCATCAACATCAATAAAATCATTAGATTTTGATACTAATGTTATTGGTGTAGGCACTCAATTCATAGATAATGTCTATCAGGTTGATAGTATTTTTGTTACAGAAACTGATGTGGTTGGTATTGGTACAACTTTTGTAAAACGAATCTATACTAGAATTACTGGAATTGGAATAACTATAGATTTTAGTTCTACAAATATTACTTTTGATTCTGAAGTATTTAAATTTGATTCTCTTAAAACTTCTGGATCTGGGTATACTGGAATTATTACAACATCACCTTCTTTTGGTAATTTTAGTTGGGGTAAAATTGATTTAAAAAATAGAAGTGAAGAAAATCAATTTAATTTCTACGGAAATATGGGAATTGGTGGAATTACTACTTCGGCAGTAGTTCAAAGAACATCATCACTAAAATTCAGAAATTACATAGTCTAAATATTTCTACAATAAAGTCGCAGTAATGGCAAGACTAGGAATAAACACTGGTGCTATAGGAAATGATGGAACGGGAGACTCCCTACGTGCTGCTGGCGGAAAAATCAATAGTAATTTTCTAGAACTTTATACTTATTTGGGTGCAGGAAGTACTGACACACTTTCTGCACCTATCTGGGATAAGACAATTTCTGGTATTAACACATTAAGCAATGTTGGTATTGGCACAATTGATCCAAGATTTTCTTTAGAAGTTGGTTCGGTAGGTGCATCGGGAACTTCTTTGTGGGTTAATGGAGACGCAAGAATAACTGGAATTCTTACGGTTGGGACATCATCAATAACATTAGATGGAACAAATAATACAATTACTGTTGGTTTAGGGGTAACTATTGACGGAAATTCTGGAGTTATAAATGCTTCTTCTATTAATTTAGGGGGTGCAACTTTAACTGGAGCTGCAGTAACTTATATTACTGCAGGTTCTGGAATTTCTGTTGATCAATCAACTGGCAATGTTACGATTACTGCAACTGGTGGTGGGGGAGGTTCTCAAACTCTCAATGATACATTAGGACTTGGCAATACCTCAAGTTTTGGAATGAGTGTTGGAGTTGTAACTGCATCTTCATTTGTAAAGACTGGAGGAACTTCAAGTCAATTTTTAAAGGCAGATGGATCTGTTGATACGTCTACATATGCAACAGAAACTTATGTTGGTTTAGCAACTACAGGATTATTAAGTTCTACTGGAAACGGATCTTCATTAACAGGAATTGTAACTTATATTGAAGCAGGTTCTGGAGTCTCTATAGACCAGAGTACTGGTAAAGTTACTATTACTAGTACAGGTGGAGGTGGTTCTGGAGAATCATATTGGGTATCAACAAACGCAGGAATTCATACACTTTCTAATGTTGGAATAGGAACCACAAATCCAACAAGCACCCTTACTGTTAATGGTAATGCATTAATTTCTGGAGTAGTTACTGCCACAACATTTGTAGGAAACTTTTCGGGATCTATCACAGATGCAACTAATCTTACTGGTGGAACAGCAAATGCATCATCATTGAATGTCTCTGGTATTACTACAATTTCTCAAGGAAGAATTCAAGCGGATGCTAGTTCTAACTTGAGATTTGGTAATCTACCTGCAGGTTCTGGAAGTGGAAGAAATATTGCAATTGGAGATCAAGTTCTTGCATCTTTGAGTGGAGGATCTGGTAGAAATATTGGTATTGGAGAACTTTCATACTATGATACAACTACTGGACAATATAACATTGGTATTGGTGAGAGAGCAGGACAGAAGGTTTCTACAGGTTCATATAATGTAATTCTTGGTGCTTATGATGGAAACTCTGGAAATCTAGACATCCGTACATCATCAAACAATGTAGTTATTGCTGATGGTCAAGGAAATATTCGTCAGTATATCAATTCAAGTGGCAATGTAGGTATCAAGACCACAATAGTTACAGAAGCACTCACAGTTGCTGGTGTTGTATCTGCGACTAGTTTCCATGGAACATTAAATGCAAGTCAATTAACTGGTGCCCTTCCAGCTATTGATGGATCTGCATTGATTAATGTAACTGGTTCTGGAAGTGGTGTTGTAGTTCGAGAAGATGGAACACCAGTTGGAACCGCTGGAACTATTGACTTTGGAAATAATGTCAGTGTTTCTTTTGCTTCAGGTATTGCCACTGTTTCTGGTGCAAGTTCAGTATCTGCTGCAACAACTGCTTATGCACTTGCGGGAACTCCAAACCTTAATGTTGGAGTTGTTACTGCTTCCAGATTAATCAGTAATTCTTCAATTGGAATTGGCACTACAAATCCAAATGAAGAAATCCATATTTATGGCTCGGCTCCCGACATTCATATTCAATCTTCATCATCCACTGGTGCAGGACAACTTTATTTTACAAACAATTCTGGTGGAGTTGGATTCCTTGCAAAAGTTGGTTCTTCTTATAATAATATCAATTATCCCACAGTTTCTTCAAATTCACTCTCACTGTTTAATATTGATAATGCTCCATTAATTTTAGGAACCAATGATTTAGAAAGATTTAGAATTGTAGGATCTGGAAATGCTGGATTTGGGACAACAAATCCAACATCAAAACTTACAGTTTCTGGTGATACATTAGTTTCTGGTATAGTTACGGCATCATCATTCTCTGGATCTGGTTCAGGACTCACTAATCTACCAGCAGGACAATTGACGGGATCACTTCCTGCTATTGATGGTTCTGCATTATTAAATGTTACCGCTGCGGGAACTGGAATCGCAATTAGAGATGATAATACTCCAGTTGGATCCGCAGTAACAGTTAATTTTGGAACTGGACTTGATGTTACATTTAATTCGGGTATTGCAACAATTACTGCTTCTGGCGGTTCTTTACAATCAAGAACCACAGTCACTGGAGTTACGACTTCAATAGTAAATAATGGAATTGGAAATACCAACATCACTGGATTTAAGTCATATGCTCTGATGAAAGTTGGTTTATCCACTGCAGGATGGTTAAGACTATATACTGATAGCACATCAAGATCAAATGATGCATCCAGAAGTGTTGGTATTGATCCATCACCTGGAAGTGGAGTGATTGCTGAAGTTGTTACAACAGGTATTTCAACAACTCAGATTATTTCTCCTTTTGTAATGGGCGGTAATTTAGATAATCCTGCTGATACCACAATTTATGCAGCAATCACAAATCTTTCTGGTTCTACTCAAGCAATCACAGCAAACCTAACCATTCTTCAACTGGAGGCATAAGTAACAAATGGCAATTACAACAACTACAATTTCAAAATCAGCAGGATGGGCAAGAACTGATGTTGTTCTACAACTTGAAGAAGCATTTACTTGGTTAGGTTGGCACGGAGGAACTCAAACTGGCATTGTAACAGGTATTAGTGCTTATAGTGGTGGTGGAATAGTTGGAACTTCAAACACAGATTATTATGATGTTTTTCCTGCGACAACTACAGGTATCGGGACTGGAGCAAGTTTTGCTGTTTATAGAAATAATGGGCCAGTAAATGCAATTTATGTTAATCGTCCTGGATATGGTTATACTGATGGAGAATATGTGACATTATCCGCAGAGGATATCGGTGGATCTGCAAATGGTGCTACTGGAATTGGAATTACTGTTCAAGTTGCTGGTGGTGTTTCTCCAGTTGGATATGGATCTACCAATACCTTTTACGATAAAGATGTGACTGCAGGATCATTATATCCTTGGGGAGTTGTAAGACATACAATTCAGTCTAATAAAAACTTTGGAAATACTTATAGAGGATTTCAACCGACTTCGAATACTCAAATGTATATAATGAGTGGATCTGGATTTCATCCTTGGGACACTACTAATACCTCTGACAGAGGAAATTCCTACAAAAATCGTTGGGCAGGGAATCAGTATTTTGATATACAGAATCAACCTATAGGCTCTAATTTAGAACTTTCCTCCTCTAGTCTTAATGGTGCAAATGTAGTTCAATCTATTACTTTTGCATCATCCAATTCTTATCAGTTAGATTTAAACTTATATCGTTCTGGAATTGATCCAAACTTTGCCGTGTTTGCTTATAAACAACCAACTTTATCTTCTACAGATTTAAGTGACAATAATTTTCAGGTGTTTTTCTTTCATAATTTTACGACACCTATTTGGGATTTAGATTATTTGTATCTTGGTGGAGCAACATTTATTACTCCAGATACTAATCCATCAAGTTCTCCAGGAATTACATTTAATACTTATTTGCATCCAGATGCAGTACCTGGATATGGCAAAAGATCTGCTGAATGGGGTTATAGTTCTTCAGGATCTTCTATTTATAAAACTAGTGTTTATGAGTCTTCATCATATCCAAATAGTGTTATAGATGAAACAACACTTTATTATAGAACCGCAGCAAATTCTCTAGGTGGGCAAAGCGTAACAACTGACACATTAAATTCAAATACATTTTATAATGCAGTCATCAAAGGAATTCCACTTTCTACACAAATGATGCCAATTCCTTATTACTTACCTGATGATTTTGTTCTTATTGATTTCCAAATCAATACTCCATCGGTGAATGTCCAACAAGGAGATACAATTACTATTAGTGGTTCCGAAGTTTATACTGTAATTACTGGTTCTTATAATCAAACCGCAACAACTCGTGGTATTGCATTCTGTGCGAGGACAGTCTGATGGCAGATTATACCATTCCTGGATTAACTTCTGCAGTTGTTGGAATTGCATCTACAGTTGCATTTTTATCGCAGTCCCAAAATAGTGTAGATAATGTAACTGGAACTAATGGAACTATATCTGCGGGTAATATTGATTTAAGTAATGATGTTACGGATACTGTTCCTGGATGGCTAACTGGAAGAAGGCCAGTAAGTGGTCAGGTATTTCCTCGTGGTGTTTATAATAAATAGATAATAAAAACTCTGTAAAATGGCAGCAATTATAACTGATCAAATTAGAATATTGAATGCAAAGAATTTTGTCGCAGGAGTAAGTTCTTTCGGCAATTCATACTATTCTTTCGTTGGGTTACCAAATCCAACTGAAATTCAGTCTAATTGGGATACAAATCCACCAACACCAAAAGACTCTTTTGACGAAGAGAATAGTTATTGGGATACTATGATTGCATTGAAGAAAATTAATGCGTCTGATGTGAGACAAGTTATTCAAAAAAGATTCTGGTCATCTGGAACAACTTATGATATGTATAGACACGACTATAGTAGATCAAATACTGCTAAAGTGTCTGGTGCCACTAATTTGTATTCCGCATCTTTTTATGTAATAAACAGTGATTATAGAGTTTATATTTGTTTGCAAAATGGTACTACTCCAGATACATCTAATGGGAAACCATCATTAGATGAACCAACATTTACAGATTTAGAACCAAGATCTGCTGGAACAAGTGGAGATGGTTATATTTGGAAGTATCTTTATACATTAAAACCATCTGAAGTTGCAAAATTTGAAACTTCAGATTTTATTCCAGTTCCCGCAAATTGGGAAACTTCAACAGATAATGCTGCAGTAAGAAATAATGCGATAGATGGGTCAATTAAAATTGTAACTATTACAAATAGGGGAGTTGGGTTAGGAACGGCAAATAGAACTTATACTAGAGTTCCCATTAAAGGTGATGGTACTGGCGCTGAATGTACAATAATTATCAATAATGATCAAAAAGTTGAATCCATTATAGTTTCAAGACAAGGATCTGGATATACTTATGGAAATGTAGATTTAGTTTCTGGAAATGTCCCAACAGGAACAACTATACCAACTTTTGATGTAATTATTTCACCTAAAGGTGGCCACGGTGCAGATATATATCGTGAACTTGGTGCATATAACGTTCTTCTTTATTCTAGAATTGAAAATGACAATCAAAATCCAGATTTTATAACAGGAAATCAAATTGCTAGAATTGGAATAGTTGAGAATCCAAGAGTAAGTTCTGGAAGTTTACTTACTTCAGATAAAGCAAGTGCTCTTTATGCGTTAAGACTTACGGGAACGGGATATAGTTCAGCATCTTTTACTGCAGATTCATATTTTACACAAACAGTTGCGACAGGGACTACTGCAGTAGGGAGAGTTGTTAGTTATGATCAAACCACAGGAGTTCTCAAATATTGGCAAGATCGTTCTCTTGCAGGATTTACTACCGTAGGCGCGGCAGTCACAAATCCATCATACGGGTTTGATTTGACTGAATTTACAAGTTCTCCTGCAACTGGGGGAAGTTTAATGATTATACCTTCATCCGGATCAAATTTATCAATAAATACGTCATTTTCGGGTATATCAACAGTAATAAATAATAGAATATATTATCTTGGTCAAGAATTTACAAATGGTATTGCTTCTCCTGAGGTTAAAAAATATTCAGGAAACATAATTTATGTGGACAATCGTCCGGCAATTACCAGATCCTCAAACCAAAAAGAAGATATTAAAGTCATTTTGCAGTTCTAAAGAATTATGTCTCAAGAAACTAATCTTAATGTATCTCCATACTTTGATGATTTTGATGCTAATAATGACTATTATAAGGTTCTTTTTAAACCGGGTTATCCAGTACAAGCAAGAGAACTAACAACTTTACAATCAATATTACAAAATCAAATTGAAAAATTTGGTCAGCACTTTTTTAAAGAGGGGGCCAAAGTAATTCCAGGTAATACTGGATATACTCAATTGTACTATGCAGTAGAACTTCAAAATACTTATCTAGGAATTCCTGTTTCTGCATATGCCGACCAATTAATAGGAACAAAAATAACAGGACAAACTTCAGGAGTAACTGCAGTAGTTGATAAGATTTTACTACCAGCAGATTCTGAAAGAGGTAATTTAACATTGTATGTAAATTACTTAGCATCCAACACTCAAAATAACTCAACACAACAATTTGCCGATGGAGAACTTTTATCTTCCAATACGCAAATTACATCAGGTCTTCTTGGCAATTCTCTAATTTCTGTTGGACAACCATTTGCATCTACGATTGCGCAAAATGCAACTTCAATTGGATCCGCATTTTCGATTACAAATGGAGTTTATTTTATACGAGGGCATTTTGTAACTGTTGAAAGTGAAACTTTAATTTTAGATCAATATTCAAATAAACCAAATTATAGAGTTGGTCTATTTGTCAATGAGGAAATTGTCACATCTGATCTTGATGAATCACTAAATGATAATTCTCAGGGATTTAATAATTATTCTGCGCCAGGAGCAGATAGATTAAAAATCACAGTATCATTATTTAAAAAATCGTTAACTGATTTTGATGATGGAAGTTTTATTGAATTGGCAACAATTAAGGAAGGAATAATCCGTTCTCAACAAACAACTGGATATAATTCCATTACTGATGAATTGGCAAGAAGAACTTATGCAGAATCTGGAGACTATTATGTAATTCCGTTTGATGCTGCATTAAAAGAATCATTAAATGATAATTTAGGAAATAACGGCATCTTTAATGTAGGACAGTTTACTTATGGTGGATCTACTCCATCAAATGATTTATCCATTTATCAAATTTCTCCAGGTAAAGCATTTGTTAGAGGATACGAATGCGAAACAATAAGTTCTACATTTTTAGATTGTCCCAAACCAAGAACAACTAAAACTTTAGAAAATCAATCATTAAATTACAATACCGGACCCACTTTTAAATTAAATAGAGTTTATGGATCTCCTAAAATAGGGATTGGAAATACTTACATATTAAGTCTTCGTGACTCAAGAGTTGGATCATCTCAAACTACATCTGCAGGAAAAGAAATTGGTGTAGCGAGAGTTTATGATTTTAGATTAGAATCGGGATCATATGACACATCCAATTCAAATTTGAATCAGTGGAATATTTCTTTGTATGACATTCAAACAATCACTGAAATTACTTTAAACGAGCCAATTACTCTTTCTGTTCCGACTTTTATTAGGGGTAAAAATAGTGGTGCTACCGCATTCATAAAAACTGCAGTTACGGCAGGAACTGCAGTTACTGTTTATGAAAAAACAGGAGATTTTATACTCAATGAGTCTTTTATTATTGATGGTATTGAAAATTCGAGGGTAGCAATTGCAATTACTTCATACGGAATTTCTGATGTAAAATCAGTATATGGAATTGTTGGTTCAGCATCAACTTTTTCCGCAGATACGGTTCAATCATTGGGATTTAATGTCGGTATTGCTACAATCAGTACTTCATCCGGTGGGGTCAGTACTGTAACGAGCCCCAATTCACTATTTCCGGGAAAAATTGTCAAACTTGGTAATTTAGTACAATATAGTGATCCCTCAAGTAGAGACCCAATCATTGCAAAAGTGGTAGGATTAGGAAATACAACAATTTCCATTACTGGTGTTACTGGAGTGTCTGGAATTTCTTCAGGATTTTTACCATCTTCAACTTTAAATGCAACTGATTTTAAAATTTTAACAACAAATTTAGAGACTTCAACAGACAATACTTTATATACTAGACTTCCCAAAGTTAATATTTCTAATGTCGATTTGACAAACGCAGTTTTGGGAATTAGAACAGTATTTTCTGTCAATATTTCGGGAAATCAAACTACAACGGTTACTGCAGGACCAAATGAAACATTTTTACCTTTTGATGAGGAAAGATATGCTTTAATTACATCAAGTGGACAAACTGAGGTTTTGACTTCAGATAAACTTCAAATCGATTCTACTGGATCCCAATTAGCAATTTATAATTTATCAACTTCTTCTGATACTGGTGCTACATTAATTGCAACTACTAGAAAAATAAAACCAAAAGCAAAATTAAAAAGAAAAAATAAAGTAAATTCAATTATAGTAGATAAGTCAAAATATCAAGGATCTGGAATAGGTTCTACAACTTTAAATGATGGATTGACTTATGGCAAATACCCATTTGGAACTAGAGTTCAAGATGAAATTATCTCTTTAAATACGTCAGATATTATAGAAATTCACGGAATTTTTGAATCTGCAAATACTTCAGATGCATCGGCACCAACATTAGATCTTTCCTCGATCAGTGGTCCAACTGCAACAACTTCAGATTTAATTGTTGGGGAAAGATTAATAGGACAAACTAGCGGGGCTGTTGCCATCTTTACAGAAAAACTTAATGATACAAAAATATCTTTTATATACAAAAATCAAAATATATTTAAAGAAGGAGAAACTTTAAAATTTGAAGAATCTAAAATTCAATCTATTATACAAGCAATAGACTCTCCAAGTTTTGATGTATCGTCGAATTTTACTTTTACGAATGGGCAAGAATCTACTTTTTACGATTACGGAACGGTAAAAAGAAAATTTAATTTACAAGAACCAACTAAAAAATTAAAAATATATTTTTCTAATGGATATTATGAATCTAATGATGATGGAGATATAACAACTGTAAATTCATATAATACTTTTGATTATGGAAAAGAAATACAAACAGTAAATGGAATAAGAAATTCTGATATTATTGATATTAGACCAAAAACTTCTACTTATAATGTTATTGAAAATTCTCCATCACCATTAGAATTTTATGGAAGAACTTTTGATGTATCAGGAAATTCTGCTAAAAATATTTTAGCATCTGATGAATCTATTACAACCACATTTTCATTCTATCTTGGAAGAATTGATAGAATTTATTTGACTAAAGATGGAAAATTCCAGGTTAAGTATGGAGTTCCATCCGAAAGACCAGAAAAACCTGTTTCTATAGATGATGCATTAGAAATTGCAACTATAGATTTGCCAGCTTATTTGTATAATACTACTCAGGCTACCATTCAATTCTTAGAACATAAGAGATATAGAATGGTTGATATTAAGCAATTGGAAAATAGAATTAAAAATCTTGAGTATTATACTGCCCTTTCTTTACTCGAATCAAATACAGCAAATCTTTTTATTCCCGATGGAGACGGTTTAAATAGATTTAAGTCTGGTTTCTTTGTCGATAATTTTACATCATTACTTGCACAAGAAGATTCAATTTTTTATAAAAATAGTATTGATATTGCAAACAAACAGTTAAGACCAAGACATTATACAAATTCTATCGATTTAATTTCTGGCCCGGTAACAGGTGTAGATCCAACGGAAGATTTAGCATTTACCCCAATTGAAGGTATAAATGTTAGAAAGTCAAAAGATGTAGTTACATTAGATTATGCGGAAGTTGAATGGTTAAAGCAATCATTTGCAACTAGATCTGAAAGTGTTACTCCTTTCTTAATTAGTTTTTGGCAGGGAACGTTAGAACTTACTCCAGCAACGGACACCTGGGTTGATACTGTAAGATTAGAAGCAAAAGTCATTCAAGCTGAGGGAAATTATGCGCAAACTCTTGCAAATGCTGTCAGAACATTAAATGTAGATCCACAGACAGGATTTGCTCCTATAGTTTGGAATGCTTGGCAAACAAACTGGACTGGCCAAGAAGTTATTAACTCAACTAGAGTAAGAACTGAAACTGAAACAGGATCAACTTTTGGTGTTGGTGGATGGATTAATGGTGGAAGTGGAGTTGCTCAACTTAGAAGAATCGAAACAACATCTGTTATTCAAGATAATTTAAGAGAAACTAGAGAAACTGGAGTTCAATCAAGAACTGGTTTAAGAACCATAGTAACTGAACAATTTGATAATACTTCTGTTGGTGATCGAGTCGTAAGTAGAAATCTCATTCCATATATGAGATCTAGAAATATTCAGTTTGTTTCTAAAAAACTTAAACCATTAACTCAAATTTATACTTTCTTTGATGGAGTTGATGTAACTAAATATTGTGTTCCAAAATTATTAGAAATTTCGATGATTTCTGGAACTTTTGAAGTTGGCGAAAAAGTATTAGGAATAATTCAAAATACAGGATTAAATCCAAGTATTGGGCAAGTTCTGACAAGAATCTCATTTAGAGTTGCACAGTCTAATCACAAAGAAGGTCCTTATAACGCAGCAACAATTACTTATCCAAATAATCCATATACAGGACAAATCTTACAACCAACTTATTCGTCAACATCAAATATTTTGAATGTTGATACATTTTCACTTTCAAACCAACCACAAGGAGAGTATAGTGGATGGGTAGAATCTGGAATGATATTAGTAGGTCAAACTAGTGGCGCACAAGCAACTATCACTAATGTGAGATTAGTTTCAGATTTATCGGCAACATTGATTGGAAGTTTCTTTGTCCCAAATCCAAATACAAATATTCATCCAAAATTTGAAACTGGAACAAAAACATTTACCTTAGTAAACAACAATTTAAATGATCAAAACGCTGCAACTACAATTGCTGAAGAAGGGTTTGTTTCAAGTGGAACTTTAGAGACAGTTCAAGAAAATATTATTTCAGTAAGAAATGCTAGAATTCAAAACAAACAAGAATTTGAAGAAAGGGCAGTATCTAGAACTACAGGAACTCAAGTTGTAGGTGGCACAACTTTGTCCCAATCGAGAAGAGATGTTTTGGTTGGTTGGTATGATCCCCTTGCCCAATCTTTCTTAGTTGATGATGAAACGGGAGTTTTCTTAACCAAATGTGAGGTTTTCTTCAAATCTAAAGATGATATGGATATCCCTGTCACCTTCCAACTGAGAACGATGCAAAATGGATTCCCAACTCAAAGAATTCTTCCATTCTCAGAAATTACTTTAGATCCTGGAGATATTCAAACATCTGCAGATGGATCTGTAGCTACTACGTTTAATTTTGATGCTCCAGTTTACTTAGAGGGTGGAAAAGAATATTGCATATGTCTTGCATCAAACTCAACTAAGTATAGTGTTTATATCTCAAGAATTGGCGAAAATGATCTTCTAACACAGACATTTATATCAAATCAACCATATCTTGGATCTTTATTTAAGTCTCAAAATGCTTCAACTTGGGAAGCAAGTCAATGGGAAGATCTTAAATTTACTCTTTATAGAGCAGATTTCTTAAATTCCGGAACAGTTGATTTCTATAATCCAGAATTAAGTCGAGGAAATAAACAAATTCCAACATTAATGCCAAATTCTCTCAGTCTGATTTCTAAAAAAATTAGAGTTGGACTTGGATCAACAGTGCAAGATTCTGGACTAATCTTAGGAAATACTGTTATTCAGCAAGGCACTAATGCAACTGCAAATTATGTTGGATCTGCTGGGAGCGCATCTGGAACTTTAACTGTAATTAATTCTGGAATTGGATATACTCCATCTAGTGGTGGATTATCAATTAATAACATCAATCTTGTTACAGTCACTGGTAGTGGTAAAAATGCAACAGCAAATGTAACTGTTTCTAATGGTGTTGCTATTGCTGCAACAATTACAAATGGTGGAGTTGGTTATCAAGTTGGTGATGTAGTTGGAATTAGCACATTTGGTTCTGTTCCTGTTGGGAGGAACGCAAGATTTTCGATCGTTTCAATTGCAAGCACAAATCAATTAATACTTGATAATGTACAAGGCGATTTTGTTGTTGGGGCAGCAAAAACAGTTCAATACATTAATAGTTCTGGTATAACGACAACTTTAAATTCTTCAACTGGTGGCGGTGTACTTATAAATTCTATAGAAACAATCAGTGATGGACTGCATATTAAAGTAAACCATCAAAATCATGGAATGTACTCCAGTGAAAATTATGTTACCATTTTCGATGCACAATCGGATATTAATCCAACAAAATTAAGCATTGCATACAATATAAACTCATCTGGATCAATTAGTGTTGATAACGCATCTAATTTTGCAACTTTTGAAAATGTTGGTGTTGGAACAACTAACCCGGGTTATCTATTAATAGGTGATGAAATTATCAAATATACTTCAGTTTCTGGTAATTTAATTGGTGGTGATATCTCTAGAGGGACAAATTCAATGAATTACCCAACAGGAACTCCAGTTTACAAATATGAGCTGGGAGGAGTCTCTTTAAAAAGAATTAATAAGACCCATTATTTAAATGATGTTACTGTTTCAGATGCAATAACATTCGATTCTTATCATATAAAACTTGATATGGGAGATATGGGCCAAAATGGCATTGGTAGAACTGACGGTGTTGGTTATCCGCAACTTTATATCAATCAAACTAAATCTGCTGGTGGATATAAAACTAAAGCAACACAAAATATGCCTTATGAAATAGTTACTCCTATTGTTCAGAATTTAACAGTAAGAGGAACTTCTTTAAGTGCTTCCCTAAGAACAGTTACAGCATCAAGTATAAGTGGAAATGAAATTCCATTCATTGATAATGGATTTGAAACTATTAGTATTGGAAAACCCAATTATTTGGATAGCACAAGAATAATATGTTCCAGAGTTAATGAAAATTTAAAATTATTAAATCTTCCCGGAAACAAATCAATGAATCTTAGATTACAACTTGATACGGTAGATTCTAGACTAACTCCAGTTCTTGATACACAAAGAATAAGTACAATATTAACTTCAAACAGAGTTAACAACGTTATTTCAAATTATGCAACTGATTCTAGAGTCAATACAGTTGATCAAGATCCCACCGCATTCCAATATATTTCAAAAGAAATTAATTTGGAAAATGGAGCAAGTTCCATCAAAATTCTGTTAAATGCTCATATTAATCAGTATTGCGATATAAGAGCTTTATATGCTATTAGTGAAAAACCAAACTTCAATCCAGTTTTCATACCATTCCCAGGATATATGAATTTAAATACTAAAAATGAAATTATAAATTTTGCCGATAGTGACGGGAGATCTGATGTATTTGTAACCCCAACTCAATCATTGGGATTTGAAACTTCTGAGATAGAATTCAAAGAATACTCATTCACTATAGATAAATTGCCATCATTTAAATCATATAGAATTAAATTAGTTCTAACATCAACAAATCAAGTTTATGTTCCAAGAATTAAAGATTTGAGAGTAATTGCTTTGGCATAAAATATTATGGAATATTTAAAAGTTGAAGGATATTCGCATTTAGTAAGAGATAAATGCACAAATTCAATTATTAATACAAATATGTCAGAATATCAAGAATATATTTCTAGAAAAAATGCAAAAAATATGGAGAATCAAAAAGTACAGAATTTAGAAAAAGATCTTGCTAATATGAAGGAAGATATTAATGAAATTAAAAATTTACTTCGGAGTTTAATAAATGAATCCTGATCAAATTAAGTTGGATGATTTATCTAAAAGTTTTGAATATACAAAATCTTGCATTGAAATAGATTGCATAGAAGATATTGAACAGATTAAAATAATCGCAAAATCTTATATTAAATTATACTTAAAGCAACAAGAAGTTTTGAAAGACTTAATTAAACTATAAATATTTTAAAAAGTAGAAAATATGGCGCAACCATCTACTAGACAAGAATTGATTGATTATTGTAAAAGAAAATTGGGAGCTCCAGTTTTAGAAATTAACGTTGCAGATGAACAAATTGAGGATTTGGTCGATGATGCTATTCAATTTTTTCAAGAAAGACATTTTGATGGAGTATATCCAACTTTTTATAAGTATAAATTAACACAGTTTGATATAGACAGAGGAAGGTCTAGGGGTGGAGATTCTGCAGTTGGACTTTCTACTATATCGGTTACAGCAAATATAGTCGGAACTGCAACTACATTTAAATATGAAGAAAATAGTAATTATTTACAAGTTCCACCAAATATTATAGGAGTAAATAAAATTTTCCATTTTGATGGATCAAATTCAATTACTCATAATATGTTTAGTGTTAAATATCAATTATTTTTAAATGATATCTATTACTGGGGAGCAACAGAATTATTAAGCTATGCAATGGTTAAAACATATCTTGAAGACCTTGATTTTTTATTGACAACACAAAAGCAAATTAGATTTAACAAAAGGCAAGATAGACTTTACTTGGATATAGATTGGGGATCAGTAAAATCTGGGCAATATATTATTATTGATTGTTACAGCACTCTTGACCCAAATGATTATTCGAAAGTTTGGAATGATTCGTTTTTAAAACCATATTTAACCTCATTAATTAAACGTCAATGGGGGCAAAATATGATGAAATTTACTGGGGTTAAACTTCCTGGTGGAGTAGAACTTAATGGTAGACAAATGTATGATGATGCGCAGAGAGAAATTGATATTTTAATGGAAAAAATGTCAAATACTTATGAACTTCCACCTTTTGATATGATAGGATGATAAGATGCTCAATCCATTTTTTTTACAAGGATCCAAGGGGGAACAGGGATTAATACAGGATTTAATCAATGAACAACTTCGTATGTATGGAGTTGAAATTTATTATTTGCCAAGAAAATATTTAACAGAAAAAAAAGTTCTAAGAGAAGTTATAGAATCTGCATTTGACGATGCATATCCATTAGAAGCTTATATTGAAAATTATGAGGGATATGGAGACAACACAACTATACTTTCAAAATTTGGTATTCAGGCATTAAATGAATTGTCTATTACAATATCCAAAGAAAGATTTGAGACTTATATTTCACCATTAATCAAAGGAAAACCAAATATTAAATTATCAACGAGACCTAAAGAAGGAGATTTAATATATTTTCCTTTAGGGGATAGATTATTTGAAGTAAAATTCGTAGAACACGAACAACCATTTTATCAATTACAAAAAACTTATGTATATACATTAAAATGCGAACTCTTTAGATATGAAGATGAAGTTATTGATACCGGTATTGAAGAAATAGATGATACAAATGTTGGTGGAGGAGTTACTGATAGTGGTATTGGTGGTGGTATTGCAGTTACTCAAATTCTTACGATGGTTGGTTTTGGATCAACAGCATCTGCAACAACCACACTGTTAAATGGTGGAGTTAGATATATTACAGTAACAAATAGAGGTGGTGGGTATTCAAGTACTCCAAATGTAGCAATATCTTCTGCGCCATATGGAGGATTAACGGCAAAGGCCATTGCATCTATGATTAGTGGTATAGTAGTATGCAATGATAACGTAAATCCGCAAAATAAATCGGTTCAAAGTGTCCTTTTAACTAATCCTGGATATGGATATACTATAACTCCAGGAGTAAAGTTTATTGGTGGAGGTGGATCTGGTGCGAATGCAACAGCAACTATAGGAACTGGAATTATAGGACCTATTGTAGTTACTAATGCTGGATCTGGATATACATATGCTCCAACTATAACATTTGTTGGAATTGCTTCAGTTTCTGCTGCAGCAACTGCAATTGTAAGTGCTGCAGGATCAATTACTGCAATTAGAATAACTAATGCCGGACTAGGATATACTCAAGCACCATCAATAACAATATCATCACCATCGTTTGTTGGAATTGGAACTTATCAATATAATGAAATAATTACAGGAAGTATTAGTGGAGTCACTGCAAGAGTAAGATCTTGGAATTCTGTTACAAGTACTTTAGAAATTTCAAACGAAACTGGATCCTTCATAAGAGGAGAAAATATTGTAGGGTCTGCTTCTTCCGCATCATATGTTTTATCATCAATAGGTGATTATTTTATTGAAAATGCATATGCTGATAATTTAGATATAGAACTTGAGGCAGACGGAATAGTAGATTTTACAGAATCAAATCCTTTTGGAATGCCATAAATATAATTTATATTTGAGTAAATAGTACTGTACGGAACTACTAAAATGTTTGAGTATTTTTATAACGAAATTTTAAGAAAAACAGTCATATCTTTCGGATCTCTGTTTAATAACATATCAATCAAACATACCAACAATTCAAATGAAGTCATTGATGTTATAAAAGTTCCATTAGCTTATGGTCCAACTCAGAAATTTTTAGCAAGACTTGAGCAATCTCCAGATTTAAACAAACCAGTTCAAATTACATTACCAAGAATGTCTTTTGAATTTACTGGATTGACTTATGATGCTTCAAGAAAGGTAACTACAACTCAATCATTTACTGTAAAGTCATCAACAGATGGATCTGTAGTTAAGAAAACTTATATGCCAGTTCCATACAATTTACAATTTGAATTGGCAATTATGGCAAAATTAAACGATGATGCTTTACAGATAGTTGAACAAATTTTACCATATTTTCAACCGTCTTATACTTTAACCATTGAACTTGTTGATGGAATTAATGAAAAAAGAGATATTCCTATAATTTTAGAAAATGTAACCTTTCAAGATGATTATGAAGGAAATTTTACAACTAGAAGAGTATTGATTTATACTTTAAGGTTTACCGCAAAAACGTATCTTTTTGGTCCAACTCAAACAGCAACAAAAGATATTATCAAAAAATCTACGATCAGTTATATATCTGGAGATTCAACAACTACGCCAATCAGAGAAGTTATATATTCATCCGATGTACGTGCAATTAAAAATTATACGGGAATAGTCTTAACAAATCTCGCAAAAGATGTTACAACTGAAGATATTTTATTTGAAGTAAATGATGCTTCTACTATATCTGCAGACACATATTTGGATATTGAAGGTGAGGAAATTTATGTCAAATTAAAAACTGGAAATGTTCTTACTGTGGATAGGGGAAGAGATAACACAACAATTACATCGCATTTATCTGGAGCCGAAATAAAATCTATTACTACTACTGATAATACTTTAGTTGAATCCGGAGATGATTTTGGATTTGACGGTCAAACCGTATAAAAAGATGGCAAAAAAATTTGATAAACTAAATGACACGTTTAATGTTTCGGGTAAAATAATTTCTGCAAGCTCTGTAGAAAGTTCATTAGAATCTGAAATAGATAAAGTTTCATCCCCAATTAATGATATAAAAAAAGATTATGAATATACTAGAGGAAATTTATATTCATTGATTGAAAAAGGTCAAGAAGCAATCAATGGAATTTTAGAACTTGCACAAGAAAGTGAAATGCCAAGGGCATATGAAGTTGCTGGACAATTAATAAAAAGTGTAGCAGATGCAACAGACAAATTGATGGACCTTCAGAAAAAATTAAAAGATATTGAAGAAGAAAAAATAAGTAAAGGTCCAACCACCGTCAATAATGCACTTTTTGTTGGATCAACTGCAGATTTGGCAAAATTTTTAAAACAACAATCTCAAGGAAATGATGAAAACATTTAGACAGTTTCAAGAAGAGTGGAGTAATAAATATAAAAAGAGTATTAATTGCTCAAATCCAAAAGGATTTTCTCAACGTGCTTATTGTGCGGGAAGAAAAAGAGCAAAAAGTGAAAAAAATTAAATTAACCCTAATGAATAATGCCCAACCAAATCAAGACACATAAAACAGTTGAACAAATTGCAAAAAAGCATCGTCTTGAGGTTGCTTTTATACAAAAGCAACTTGAAATGGGTGAACCAATTGAGCACGAGCATACTCAAGATCACGATTTAGCAAAAAACATTGCTCTTCAACATCTGGATGAAATTCCTGATTATTACACTCGTTTGAAAAAGATGGAAGCAGATGCTAAAAAACATCATAAAAAATTTAAAGATGTTACTGAAGAAGGTCTTAGAGATTGGTTTGGAAAATCTAAATCAAAAGATGGAAAATCTGGATGGGTCAATGTTGTGACTGGTGGAACTTGTGCAAGTGATGAACCAAGAGAAGGAACTCCCAAATGTGTTTCTTCTACAAAAAGAGCAAGTATGAGTCCTGCGGAACGGCGTTCGGCAGCAAGAAGAAAAAAGGCAGCAGATCCAGAACAACAACAAAAAACAGGTGCTGCAAAACCAACATATGTTTCTACAGATAAACCTAAAAAGAAAATGAACGAAGAAACGGACAAAAAAGGTAAAGGTAGTGGCAAAAAAGATGCTTGCTACCATAAAGTAAAGTCTAGATATGATGTTTGGCCAAGTGCATATGCTTCTGGAGCACTGGTTAAATGCCGTAAGGTTGGTGCTGCAAATTGGGGAACGAAATCAGAATCAACTATGAACGAAGAAGAAAGATATTGTCCCTTATGCGATAAAAGAGAAACAAGATCTGATTGTTCTTATGGTGGAAAAGCATGGGATAAAGTTTCTATAAAAGATCACGAATATTCAATGGTTCGTTCTGAACTTGAAACATTGATGAATGCTGCACAAAGACTTAAGGCAAAAGTTGAAAATGGTGAGGGCAGTTTAGAAGCATGGGTTCAATCCAAAATTACCAAAGCAGCAGATTATATTGATACTGCAGCAGATTATGTCGCAAGTGGAGAAATGGAGGAATCTGTAAGTCATACAATCAATCCCTCTGCACACAAAACTGCCCAAAAAAGAGAAAAAATTAGAAATATTGCAGTTAAAGGATCAACTGGTGGAGAGAGATCTGTTGCATCTTCAAAATTAGGAGCAACTGCAGAACTACCAACGATTAAAAAAGAAGAAAAACTGGTTAGTAAAATTAAAAATGAAATTCTTGATGAAAAGTGTTGGCCAGGATATAAGAAAAAAGGAATGAAGACGATGTTTGGTAAAAAATATCCAAACTGTGTTAAAGCAGAGGAAAGTATTACTATCGAAGATGCTAATGGAAATACTTTTGCTGAAGTTGTAGATTTAATTAAACCGGAACCAATCAAAGGATTTAAATGCCAAATTGATGAAGTAACACGTCTCCAATCACAGTCAGGAAATATTATTGCAATTACTTTACTTTGGAGAGGAAAATATTACGGTATTAGAATGTTTTTTCCACAAATAAAAACTCCATCTCGTCAAGAAGTGAATGACGAAATTCAAAAAGTATATCCTGGGGCAAAGGTAGTATTTCACACAATTTCAGAATTTACTCCTGGACAACCTTTGATTCAAGCAGGATTTCAAGGAGGAAGTTCCGGAAAACTTGGTTTTAATAAAAACTATGTAAAACCTATGGGAGAAGAAGTTGAGATTAATGAAGATTGGCAAAGAGTCAATCGTCAAGATAAAACGGATGGTTTAAGTCCTGCTGCGGTTAAGGCATATCGTCGTGAAAATCCCGGATCAAAACTCCAAACTGCAGTAACCGAAAAGAACCCAACAGGAAAAAGAGCAAATCGTCGTAAATCATTTTGTAAACGTATGTCTGGAATGAAGTCCAAGTTAACTTCCACTAAAACTGCAAGAGATCCAGATTCAAGAATTAATAAAGCACTTCGTCGTTGGAATTGTAACTGATAGGTAGGATTTATTATGAGTGATGTATATTTAGGTAATCCTCTTTTAAAGAAAGCAAATACTCCTATTGAATTTACACAAGAACAAATTATTGAATTTTTAAAGTGTAAAGATGATCCAGTATATTTTGCAAAAAATTATGTAAAAATTGTAACTCTCGATAAGGGATTGCAACCATTTCAAATGTATCCCTTTCAAGAGAAATTAGTTAACAATTTCCATAATCATAGATTTAATATATGCAAGATGCCAAGACAGACTGGAAAGTCTACAACCGTGGTGTCATTTCTTCTACATTATGCAGTATTCAATGATAATGTAAATATCGGTATTCTTGCTAACAAAGCCGCCACCGCAAGAGAACTTTTAGATCGTTTGCAAACTGCATATGAAAACCTACCAAAATGGATGCAACAGGGAATCATTTCTTGGAATAAGGGATCATTGGAATTGGAGAATGGAAGTAAAATCTTGGCTGCTTCTACTTCTGCTTCTGCGGTTCGTGGTATGTCTTTCAATATCCTCTTTTTGGACGAATTTGCGTTTGTTCCAAATCACATCGCAGATTCATTTTTTGCGTCGGTTTATCCTACAATTACTTCAGGTAAAAGTACAAAAGTAATTATTGTTTCTACCCCACACGGTATGAACCATTTTTACCGAATGTGGCATGATGCAGAAAAAGGTAAAAATGAATATTTATTTACAGATGTTCATTGGAGTGAAGTTCCAGGAAGAGATGAGGCATGGAAAGCACAAACTATTGCAAACACTTCTGAACAACAATTTAAAGTTGAGTTTGAATGTGAATTTTTAGGATCTGTTGACACTTTAATTGCACCATCCAAACTAAGAAACCTTGTATACGATGCTCCTAAGACTCGCAGTGCTGGTCTAGATGTTTATGAAGATCCAATAGAAGAACATGATTATCTCATCACTGTAGATGTTGCTAGGGGTGTTGGAAATGACTATTCAGCTTTTACTGTGATTGATATAACACAGTTTCCACATAAAGTTGTAGGAAAATATAGAAATAATGAAATCAAACCTATGCTTTTTCCGAGTATTATTGAGGAGATTGGAAAAAATTATAATGAGGCATATATTTTATGCGAAGTTAATGATGTTGGAGATCAAGTAGCTAGTATCCTTCAATACGATTTAGAATATAAAAATCTTCTCATGTGTTCTATGAGAGGAAGAGCAGGACAAATTGTAGGGCAAGGATTTTCTGGAAAGAAAACTCAACTTGGAGTAAAAATGTCCAAGACGGTTAAAAAAGTTGGGTGCTTCAACCTTAAGACAATGATTGAGGAAGATAAGCTATATTTAAACGACTATGAGATAATATCCGAACTTACGACATTTATTCAAAAGCATAATTCATTTGAAGCTGAAGAAGGTTGTAATGATGATCTTGCAATGTGCTTAGTAATTTATGCATGGTTGGTTGCACAAGACTATTTTAAAGAGCTTACTGACCAAGATGTTAGAAAAAGATTATATGAAGAACAAAAAAATCAAATTGAACAAGATATGGCACCATTTGGATTCGTTTCTGATGGTATTGGTGAAAACAGTTTTGTTGATCAAGATGGAGATAGATGGTTTTTAGATGAATATGGGGATCGTTCTTATATGTGGGAATATATGTAAAATGGAATTAGATAAACAAATAAAATTAGGACATTTATTATTAGTAGATAGAAAATGTAGAGTATGCAATGAAATAAAAAATTTAATAGATGGATTTTATCAAACACGTAAAGATAAGGGCAACGTATCATCATCATATTCTTATGAATGTAAAGAATGTACAATAAAAAGAATCATAAATTCTAAAAAAAATAATAAATTTATATGTAAATGGGAGTATCCTGACTGGTAATTAATTCACGTCACATTTCCCCAGTGTAAAGTATATTTTTAATAAATATTTTTTAGATAAACTGAGATTTAACGGAGAAAAACATGGCGACTCCTCAATTATCTCCTGGAGTATTAGTCAGAGAGGTTGATTTAACGGTAGGAAGAGCTGATAATGTTTTAGATAACATTGGTGCAATTGCAGGACCTTTTCCAATTGGACCTGTTGATCATCCAATTGACATAACAACAGAACAAGATTTAATTAATGTATTTGGTAAACCAATTTCAACTGATTCGCAATATGAATATTGGATGAGTGCTTCATCATATCTTTCATATGGTGGTGTTTTAAAGGTTGTAAGAACTGGTGGATCAACCTTAAACAATGCCAATGCTGGAGTTTCAGTTGCTTCAACAACAAGTTTAAAAATTGACAATTACGATGATTATTTAAATAATCACTCAGAAGGTACAAATTATACATACTCAGCAAAGAACCCAGGAAGTTGGGCAAATGGATTAAAAGTTTGTTTTATTGATGATTTAGCAGATCAAACATTGGGGATTACCACAACCAGTCTCGTTGCTCTTGGAGTAACAGTTGGATATGGAGTTACGGTTTCTCTTTCCAATCAAGTAATTGCAGGATCTGGAAGTACTTCCCTGTTTACTGGATACCTGAAAGGTATTATCACTGGAGTAACAACAGATTCAACAAACGGAAACAGTACAGTTGATGTAAAGATTTTTTCAAGAGTTTCCAGTACAGGAACTGAAACTCCAATTACTTATGCAGAAGGTTCTACTACTGCTGCATTTGCTGCATCAAGTACAATTAACTTTATTAACAATTCGGGAGCTCAATCTGGATCTGCAACCGTTGCTTCTATTTCTGATTGGTATGATAACCAAACTCTTGGTTTAACCAATACAACAATTTATTGGAAATCCATAGCACCAAAACCAGTTTCTAATAGATATGTTCTTGATAGAAACGGCAAAAATGACGGATTGCATATAGTTGTCGTTGATGATCTTGGAACTATTACAGGAAATCAAGGAACGCTTATTGAAAAACATATAGGTCTTTCAAAAGCATTTGATTCAATTTCTGCAGTTAATTCTCCACAAAAAATTTGGTACAAACAGTATCTTGCTGATTTTTCTGCGCAAATTTACGCAGGTAATAATCCATCAAGTTCTGCAGATTCTTATTGGAACACTGCACCAAGAGCAACTGGATTTTCCGCGGCATTTACTGCGGTTACAACTGCAGATGGACTTTGGGGACAAAATGCTCAAGGAATAACTTATAGTGCAATTGGTAATAAGACTTATGCATTAGGTGGTGGTGTTGATTATTCTGCCTCTGGTGGAATGAAAGCAACTTTAGGGGACTTGATTACATCATACGAATTATTCTCAAATAAAGATGAAATTCAAGTTGATTATTTAATTATGGGTCCAGGATTAGATTCGGAATCAGATTCTCAAGCAAAGGCAAATTATCTTATCTCTACGGCAGGAAATAGACAAGATTGTATTGCTTGCATTGGTCCTCATAGAGCAAATTTAATTGGAATTACAAATACTACTACACAAACTAATAACTTAATCAAGTATTTCAGTCCACTTTCATCTTCTTCATATGCAGTATTTGATAGTGGATATAAGTATACTTATGATAGATTTAATAATAAGTTTGTTTACATTCCTTGCAATGCTGATATTGCTGGTTTAATGACAAGAACGAATATTATTTCATATCCTTGGTTCTCTCCAGCAGGTCAACAACGTGGAATTCTTAATAATGCAATTAAACTTGCATATAATCCAAACAAAGCACAAAGAGACCAACTATATCCACTGAGAATTAATTCAATTGTAACTCAACCTGGTGTTGGAACTCTTCTTTTTGGAGATAAAACTGCTCTCACCTATGCATCTGCGTTTGATAGAATCAATGTTCGTCGTTTGTTCCTTACAATTGAACAGGCACTTCAAAGAGCTGCTCAGGCACAACTCTTTGAATTGAACGATGAACTTACAAGAGCAAACTTTAAGAACATTGTTGAACCTTACCTCCGTGATGTTCAGGCAAAGAGAGGACTTTATGGATTCTTAGTTGTTTGTGATACATCAAACAATACTCCTGATGTGATTGATAATAATGAATTTAGAGCAGACATTTATCTGAAGCCTGCTAAGTCTATTAATTATGTAACACTTACTTTTGTTGCTACCCGCACTGGCATATCTTTTGAAGAAGTAGCCGGTACAGTTTGATTTAATTAAAACACAACAAGGAGGATCTAAAAATGGCACACAGTATTCAAGATTTTAAAGCAGCACTCAAAGGTGGTGGTGCTCGCTCCAATCTATTTGAAGTTGTTTTAACTAACTTCCCAGGCGGGGCAGAGTTTGATGCTAATGAATTTTCGGTTTTATGTAAAGCAGCAAATTTACCTGCGTCAAATATTGCATCTATTGATGTTCCTTTTAGAGGAAGAACTTTTAAAGTAGCAGGGGATCGTACATTTGATCCTTGGACAATTACAGTTATTAATGATGAAGACTTTAAAATCAGAAAAGCAATGGAAGCTTGGATGCAATTTGTTGGTCAATATGCTGATGGAAGTGGTGCAACCAATCCAAATAGTTATATGGTTGATGCATTAGTCAGACAACTCAAAAGAAATCCAAGTGTCGTTGGTGGAAATAATGTTGTAGGAAGTGGTCTTGACGTTGCTGCGCAGTATAAGTTCTATAGTATTTTCCCAACAACTATCTCCGCAATTGATCTTTCATATGATAGTGCGGACACAATTGAAGAATTTACCGTAGATTTCCAAGTACAATACTGGTCACCATATACAGGTGAAAATTGATAGAATAAATATATCAAGGATCAAAATAAAATAAATTATGGCAAAGTTATTTGGATTTTCTATTGAAGATAGTGAACCATTATCTCCGAGTGTAGTTTCTCCCGTTGCACCTAATAGTGAAGATGGGAGTGATTTTTATCTATCTAGTGGATTTTTTGGATCATACGTAGATATTGAAGGCGTTTATAGAACCGAATTTGATTTAATTAAAAGATATCGTGAAATGTCGCTTCATCCAGAGTGTGATAGCGCCATTGAGGATATTGTTAACGAAGCAATTGTAAGTGACACTAATGATAGTCCAGTATCAATTGAACTATCAAATTTGAATGCAAGTGATGCGATAAAGAAAAAAATTAGAGATGAATTTAGATATATTTTAGAACTATTGGATTTTGATAGAAAATCTCACGAAATCTACAGAAATTGGTATGTTGATGGAAGACTCTACTATCATAAAGTAATTGATTTAAAAAACCCACACGAAGGAATTAAAGAACTTCGTTACATAGATGCAATGAAAATGCGTTATGTGCGTCAACAAAGACAAACGGAAAAGGATAAAAAAATTTATAGATTAGCGAATGTAAATATTGATGATCCAATGTCTTATGAATTTCCAGAAATTGAGGAATATTACGTTTATAATCCAAAAATGACTTATCCAACAACCAACCCATCTTCTTTGGGTGGAACTGGAGGCATTAAGTTTTCAAAAGACTCTATTACATACTGTACTTCAGGTCTTGTAGATAGAAACAAAGGTTCAACTCTTTCATATCTACACAAAGCAATTAAATCCCTCAATCAACTTCGTATGATTGAAGATAGTCTCGTCATTTATAGATTGTCTCGTGCTCCAGAAAGAAGAATTTTTTATATTGATGTTGGAAATCTACCAAAAGTAAAAGCAGAGCAATATCTCCGTGATGTAATGATGCGTTATAGAAATAAGATGGTCTATGACGCAAACACTGGAGAAATTCGTGACGATAAAAAATTTATGGCAATGCTTGAAGATTTTTGGCTTCCAAGAAGAGAAGGTGGTAGAGGCACTGAAATTTCCACTCTTCCTGGAGGACAAAATCTTGGAGAAATTACAGATATTGAATATTTTAAGAAAAAACTCTATCGTTCATTGAATGTTCCCCCATCAAGAATGGATGGAGAAGGTGGATTTAATCTTGGTCGTTCATCTGAAATTCTTCGTGATGAAGTTAAATTCAGTAAATTCGTTGCACGTTTAAGAAAAAGATTTTCTTATATGTTCAATGATATGTTAAAGACACAATTGATTTTAAAGAATATCATTACTCCAGAAGATTGGGAGATGATGGATGAACATATTCAGTATGATTTTCTTTATGATAATCATTTTGCAGAACTTAAAGATGCTGAACTTTTAAATGAGAGATTGAGTATGGTTCAAGTTGCAGAACCATATGTCGGAAAATATTTTTCTCAAGATTATGTGAGAAGAAAAATTCTTCGTCAAACTGATGAAGAAATTGTTGAGCAAGATAAAATTATTAAGAAAGAAATTAAAGATGGGGTGATTCCGGATCCAAATGTTCCGGTAGATCCAACAACAGGAATGCCTTTAGGACCAGAAACATCACAGATGGATTTAGGTAAGCCAGTGATGGAGCCAAATCTTGATGCTGATGGTGCTGCAACAGAAGTAAATGCAAAAGTTGCAGAAATGCCCAAGGGTGGAGAGATATAAATAAAAACGATTAACTAAAGGTATTAAAAAATGGATGATCTTCTGGATATGATTGTTGCTGACGAATCACCGTCTCAAGTAAGTGATAAGATTAAAGAGCTTCTTTTTGCAAAGTCTGCAGAAAAAATTGATTCTTTTAGACCAGCAGTAGCAAATTCTATGTTTGATGTTGCAGATGAATATACATATGCAGATGAGGAAGAGTGATAGGTGGATGATTTTGGAGTTAAAATAGATTTATCAGACTTTTTTTCTTCTATAAGTAACGAGAAGAAAAAGAAAAAGGAAGAATTTAACTCAATTGTTGGTGAATTAAATTTAAATATTATCTTTGAAGAAGTAACTACTTTAAAAAAGAAAAATAAAATTAAAAAAAAGAAAGAAGAAAAGACTCTTGAATCTTTTGAAAATTGGTTGTATTCCACTAATGTAAAAGAACAACCAATAGAGGAAGTTCAAGAAATTGTAGAAGAAGTCATTGAAGAAGTTCAGGAAATAGTAGACAATATAGTAGAGGAAAAAAAAGAAGGATCGACATTAATTGAAAAATCTTTAGGGATTCTTTCAGAACCTTCAAATACTAAAGTTCAAAATGATCCACTTACACCTTTGGATCAAAAGTTTGCAACACTTGACGATCTTCAAAAGCATTACAACTTATTCATAACAAGAATTCAACAACAACTTTCCACATTAGGTGGAAGTGGCGAAACTCATCTTGAGTTCCTTGATGATGTTGACAGAGATAGTGTAAAAAGAGACAATTATTTTCTCAAATACGATGCATCGATAAACAAATGGGTTGGTGATGATGGTGGTGGGGTTGGTATTACCAGCATTGTATTCATAACTGGAGTTACTACCTATTATGCTGCAACAAGAGATGTTGATTATATTGGAGTCAGTGCTGATGTTCCAGTCACAATTGATTTACCAACTAACGCAGATCCAGGAAAACAAATTATTATAAAAGATGAGGGTAATAAAATATCTACATATAATATCACAGTTCGTGCTGGTATTGGGGCGAGTGTTGAAAATGACACTTCAGTTCTGATGAAAATCAATCACGAAAGTTTTACTTATTTTTACAATGGATATAACTGGTATATAATCTAATGTCTTTTAATCCCCTTCCACAACCAGCAACCGCAGTAGTTCTTACAGGCATATCTACTACACCAGTTTCTTTTGATAACCCATTTCCAGTATCTCTTGGAAGTTCAAATATTACAATTAATGGTGATGTGAGTATTGGAGCAACTGTGAATGTTGCAAGTTCCCCAGCAAATCCAGTCCATACTCATATCACCGAAGTTGGAACAACTGATATTCTAACTGTTCCTTATATGCCTGTTGGTATTGGGACTAATAATTTAAATCTCACATATCTTCCTGTTGGTATT